GCACCCAGGGCCATTCCGCCGCCGATTATGCCTCCGGCTTCTTCCGGAGTCTCGGCTCCGGCGGCAAGCGGGACGGCCATCACCCCAGCCGAGATGGCGTGCCCTGGGATCTTCAGGAGCGGCGCTAACGGCCCCATGTTAGCCTGGGCAAGGTTAGTACCCATCCGAATATCTTGCCCCTGTTGAATCACGGTCTTACTGACCGGCTCCCAGACATTCTTCCGCATCCACTGCGGGGCGTTACCAACGGCTTCTCCCACGGCTTCACCTGCTTTCGCAAAAGCTTCCGGGATCCGGCCCCTGGTGCCGCCGACAAATCGAAAAAACGGTTTGAAGGGCGGCGGTACAATGATGTTGCGCAGCTCGCGGTAAGCCTGTTGGCCAGCCATCCGTCCAATTTTTGGGCCGAAAGCTTCAGCCCCGGACTCCAGAATGCTTCGCCTTGCCAGGGTGCCTTCTATGCCGCGCCCAAGCGCTTCCACGCCTGTACCTACCAGCGCCCGTCCGACCGTGGTCTTGGCCAGGAGCCCTAGTCCTTCGCCGCCAACTAAGAAGAGCGCGTTGCTCGGGTTAAGTACGAAGGTGGCACCAGCCTGGGCTTCCGGATCAATATCAACTCCCTGCTCGTGCAAGGCCTGAAGCGTGTCGAACTTTCTGCCGGTGACTGATTCAAGGAACTTCTGGTCCTCGGGCGTTATCTCGCCTCGTGAGCGATTGATAGCTTGCTGGAAGCGGTTCCGCATCCAGTCCATCTTCGAGCCGATCACAGAGCGTTGCTGGTCCTCGGGCAATTGAGCGATCTCTTCCCAGCTCATCTGGTTGGGGTCAGTCTGTTTGACTCCGACTTTGGAAAGCTGCCTGGAAATCCAGTTCCGCCCGTTCTCAAAGAGCTCCATCGTCTGCTCGTCGCCGCCCTCCAATCCGCTTACTAATGTCCGGATGATCCCTTGGTCCTGGGCAGTTAACTGCTGGCCGCTGGCCAGTTTGCCAAGGACCGGCACGAGCTGGGCCCCGGTGATTCCGAACTTGCCTAGTTGCCGCAAGAGCTCGGGTGACTCGGCGATCGCATGTCCCAGCCCTCCGAGAAAGCGGACAGTGTACTCCGCACCGCCAGGATCATACTGTTTATCCTTGAGCTGCCGTTGGATGGCGGTCACCAGCGTGTCCTGGACGCTCTTGTCGTAAGGCAGCTTGGATGCTGAGACAGTCAGATCCTGGGCGTTACCTTTCCAACTCCTCGCCGCCGCGACCCGATCGTCCAGTCCGTAAGTGTACTTATTGGCCTCACCGTTAACCTGGACGTCTTCGCCTTTAGCGTCCGGATCGTCCGGAGCCCGGACATCAACCAGGGCATGGGGCGCTTTCTCCGCTTCGGCCTGGGCCGCGGCGTCAGCCTTCCCGGCCTGTTGCGCGACAGCGGCTGCACCCGGCTGAACCTGTTCGGCTACTTGTGTAGGAGTCGGTTCAGGCGGTGCGACACCGGGTCCGAAGCCGACGTCGACCTCCTTTGGAATCGTGACTGGCGCTTTAGCTGGAGCCGGTTTAGGGGCTGCAGGTTTTGGAGCTTCAGCGGTCGGTGTCTCCTGGGCCTCAGGCGGCACGAAAGTTGTCTTCGTTTCCTCGGGTTGGAACTGAACCTCTGGGGGTACAAACGCCATTTATTTCTTGTACCAAGTTTTGCCTCGATAGATGAAGGGGTCACCCTTCTTTAACCTGTTGTACGCTGCTTCATCGTTCTCGACATCGGGAGGAGTAGGACTCGGCGTAGGGCTGGGAGTGGGGCTAGGACGCACTGTAGAGGTCGCAGGCGCGTTTTCTCGACTGGACCCTCCTGCTATCATTGACAGTAGGTGATCGGTTTGTCGGCTAGCTTTTGGGTACGCTGTCCGGTAAGAATTAGCCTGATCCCGAAGCCTCTGTTCCATCGCCCGTATCTTGTACATCTGGGTCGTGAAATCATCGTTGGTCCTTGGCATTTGGCTTTCGCTGAAACGCATCCCTACTCTGCCAGCCGTTGATCCCTTGGAAGCCGCTTCGGCAAATGGCAAAGCTATTTGGCCACGAGCCGCATCCAGCTCTTCCATCTCAGGAGTAACAAAGTTGCCTGCGAAGGCTTTAGCCAGAGCTGCCTGCCACCCGGTATCACCACTCATCTTGGCTTCCAAGGCCGCTCGTTGCCACCACGCTTCATCTCCATGGACGGCGTGATAACGTGCTTCCAGTTCTTTCCAGTGATTGATGGCTTCCTGGGTCTGAAGCATCGCCGGTATTTCTTGTCGCGCCATTTCAGCTACCGCTTTTTTGTCTGGATCCGTTATCTTGACACCGTTCTTTGCCGCTTCGGATTGGTAAGGCGCATCCTTATAATGACGGATTTCTTCTCCATCGCCTACCTCGTCACGAAAATAAACCCGGCGTTGTTCATCCATGAAGATCGGCTGTCCGTTAATGAGCCCGGCAAAGCGAGGATCATGAGAGATGTAAGGATCCAAATGACTGTAATCCTGTGGTCCGGACCATTCGGGCGCAGCATACTGCTGGATTAAATCATTGTGATCCCGAAAGGCTGGTAACTGTTCAGCGCCTTCTCCTTGGGCCTGGGCCCCGCCTTGGTCGGCAGTTGCAGGCGCAGTACTCGGGGTAACCGTTACCGTCTTGTTGCCCCAAGCACTCGTGTCCAAAGGTGCAAGTGGCGCGCCTTTCTCCTCGGGAGGCTGCGTTGTACTCTCAGTGTCCTGGGGTCTTCTCAATTTGCCAACCGGTCCTTTACCGCTCGAAGCGTATAGCTCACTTGCAGGCGGACCACCTTTGCTCGGGACATTAGTAGCCGCCGCCAGTTTGGCACTGAAGTCACTTCCCCTGGTCAGGTCGCCTCCCATCGAAGGGCCATTGGTCCCTGGGGTTTGCGGCGCGGCGTTAAAGCCGCCCAGTGGTCCGCTCGGTTTCAGGTCGCTAGCCTGGGCATCGCTGATCGGTGCGCCGCGATCGGCATCATCATCCGGCTCATCCAAGGTGGGAAGCGCCGCGCCGGTTCGTGCTTTCGCTTTCTGTGCCATAGTTAGTAACCGCTGTACTCTCTGGTGAGATCGGTGTCCTCCGAGCCGCCGCCGCTGCTCTCGGTCCTCTTGACCATGCCTGATGTAGCCGCATGCTTGCGCAGCTCAAACTGATTAGTGCCCATCAACTCGGTCTCGCGTCTAGCCTTCTCGGCTGCAGCCTGCTCCTCGGCAGTCTTGGCTGCAGTCGATGGAGCGATCGCTCTAGTCCGCTCCCTGGCCTCCGCAGTCTCTGCGGTGGTCTTGGCTATATTAGCTTGCTGGATAGCCGCATCTGCCGGACTCATAACCTTGGCGGTAAACCCGCTTGGACCCATCTCGTAGGATCGGTACTGGGCCAAGTTCGGATCATTTGCTGCTGCGATCGCGCCTCTCTGGGCTAGCTCTTCAGCTTGAATCTGCTGAGCCGTTTTGCGGTTAGTGAGAAAGTCGGTGGCCAGCTTGGCCCCAGTCTGTAAGCCGCCCTCAATTGCCCCGGACAAATTGGGCGGCTCCCATGGCACACGCATCGGCATCGTCGACCCGTAGGTGTTAGCCGCAGGCGGGGTAAAGACCGGGAAGTTGAGGCTCATCCGCGGCCCGGTCTGCATCGTTGAATGCACGTCGGTTGGGATATTGAATGGCTCCAGAACCTCCGGACCGAACCCCATGGGTTGTTGGGCTGGCATACTGTCTCCTAGTTATTCACAAAAAGGGGTACTTATTCACATTTCGTTGCATGATTTTCATGCAAAACTACTGGTCACCCGTAAAATGCGGTCTGCGGCCTGCGCCCGATCAGGGTTGGCGCTTGTTGGTTAAGGCTTGGGATCTGGCCACCCTGGATGATCTGTGGCATGGTGTTGACGTTGCCGATCGCTGTCCCGGCTTGCTCCAAGGCCTTAGAAATCCCGCCTAAGGCACCTTGGACGCCACCGGCTACACCTCCAGGACCACCCGCTTGCTTCCCTTGCATAGCGCCTGCCGCTCCGCTCCCGGCTAGCCCGGCTAAGCTCTCGCCACCACCTCCTCCACCACCCAGCGAAGAGGGCGCTTGGTTCTTGTAAGGCACCGCCTCTGCCCCTGGGAGGTTGGGTTGCTGAAACTGGGTGGGTTGATTAGGCACTGCTGCTGCCTGGGCCGTGGTCGTCTGCTCCGGCGGCGGGGGCTGGACGTTGGTCGGGATTGCTGCCGGGCTCGGAGGCGATCCGTAGGTCCAGGTAGTATTAATTTTCTGAGGTGTCTGCGTACCGGCTGGAGTAGCGCCGCTCGGAGCTTGCTGGCCGGTGCCCTGGGGGTTGTTAAGCAGCCATTGGCCCAGGCTGTAAAGCGAGTTTGAAAATACGTTACCGGGCATAAGCTTTTAGAACTGTCGAGGTGGATTAGTGATATCAGTGCTGGCCAGTGGCGTTTTGCCGTAAGGGCCCCAAGCCCAGTCAGGTTCAGTACCAGTGACCAAGCTGGGCTGAGCCGCAATCGGGTTATAAATATCTCCGCTGCCTAGCGGCCTAGGCCTCCAATCAGGCCTGTACGCCCAGCTCTCGCCCGGCGGGCCTTGTGACGGCCAATTACCCGGTGGCGCTGGAGTAGCTTTGGAGGCCGGATGTGTGCCGCCACCGTGGCCGATATGTTGTCGGCCCTGGGCCAGAGCATGCGAGATCCCGCTTAGCGCGGTGCCTCCGGTCCGGTCCGGCGTAGGCTGACCCTGCTGCTGCGGTGCCCATTGGCCGAGCGTGCCGCCAAAGAAATGGGAAATGGTCTGGCCGATCCGTTGCAATAGGCCGGGATGCGACGGCACCTGGACGTTGACTTGATTGTTCTGGCCGGGTTGCATCGCCCAGCCTTGCGCCGGTTGCGCCCGCGGCACTACGCCGACAGGGTATGCCCGTCGTACTTCCGGCTGCTCCTGTGGCAGCTTGCCCAGGTTAATGGTCTGCTGTCCAGGCTGGCCTTGTCCTGCCCCCTGGTCAGCCACTTGTCCAACGGTCTTGCCACCACCAGTTTGTTTCTGAGCTGCACCTTGAGCCGTGGTGTGCTTTACATGCGTCGAGCTGCCGTCCTGATTAACAACTTTGTGTTCTACGGCGATCGGTACGCCAGATGAGTACTCGCCCTCAAAACCCTGATTAGCTCCTAACGGTTGGGAGGCTGCGGTCTGATTAGCTGACCACCTGGGCTGCATCACTGTACCAGGATAGCCGCCAGCCGGTGCCGCTGTGCCGGGAGTGTAAGTGCCCGGAGCCCTGGCCTCGTCCTGGGCAGCAGGATAGCCGCTAACCGTTCCCGTTGTGCCGGGAGTGGAAGTACCAGGATAGCCGCCGCCTTCAATCGCCGCCACGTCCTTATTTTCAGCTCCTTGTCCCGGTGGTTGAGTCGGACTTGGCCACCTCGGCTGCATGACCGATCCTGGATAACCACCTGGGACAGAAGCTGGATAGGTTTGGGTTCCGGCAACATCCTGGGGTGGACCTTGGCCAGCCCGCTGCGCGATCATTCTGGTTACAGGAGGGAGGCCTTTAGACCCTTCCACTCCAGACGGCTCGCCTCCTGCTTCGATGGCTGCAACGTCTATATTAGGCACGGTTGGCTTGACAGGCGCTGCAGCCCTTACCCATTGAGGAGACTGCACTGAGGGATTGTAGACCGGACTGGTCGGTGTGAAGTAAGGCTGGCCCTCGCTGCGAATCTCAGGATATCGGAATGGTTGCTGCGGCGGCGGCTGGCCTCCGACCACCCGCTCAGTTGGAAAGTAGGTCTTAGGTGTCGGTACGCCGGAGGTGTACTCGCCCTCAAAGCCCTGGTTCGGCCCCTGGGCAGGCACGCCGGAGGTGTACTCACGTTCAAAGCCCTGGTTCGGTCCCGCGGTTCGGGTCCGCCATTCCGGGAAGTAGCTGGGGCCTGTGGCTGTCGCGTTAGCGTCGGTATCCAACCTGCGGCCCTGGGGCGTGTTAAGCCAGCCTTGCAACTGGTTAAAGCTTTTCTGAAAGATGTTTGCCATAGGTTTTACTCCACTGCTTTGAGCCGTTCCAGGGCCACGCCCAGTTCATAACGAGTTGAAAAGCCGGTCTCGGTCACGAAGTCTTCCACTGAACCATCCACTGTCAGCCCGGTTTTCTGGCAGTGCTCGTTTAGCTGCACCTCGACGGGTTTAGCGGCATTTATTAACAAGGTGTCATCCACTTTTCTGGCCTGGATCTTCGATTCTTTTTCCACGCATTCCTTGGCCCAGTAGATATAGCTGTTATGTATCTTCAAGTAGTCCAAGGTCAGTTTCGTGCTCTCGATTGGCACGAGCGAGCTCGCCAGCCAGTGGTGCAGTTTCCGTACCGTGGCCATTTTGATCATCAGGAGAAGGAACTCGCCGATGGTCAGGTTGTTTTGCCTGATCCAGTTCTCGATCTCACCCATCCCAGTCAGGTTGTGCCGCATTAGGAAGCGTTGTTGCTCCACCTCAACGTCGAGCTCTGCAACTTGAACGCCGAGCATTTCCGCCAGTTTATGCGTTAGATGAAAGTTCTTGGCGTCCCAGAAGATCTGCGGGTAATCGATCGCATTAAGAGCGACGTAGCCCTCGATATTTTGCTGGGCTACCCGCGTACTGGACACCGTGACCAGCCTGTCCCTGTCATACTGCGCCCAGAAGAACTTGGACAACGATTTATCGGTCGGCTTAACGCTCTGAGGATCCTGTTGCAGCGTCTGATAATTTGTCAGCAACCATTCGGCATCCAGGTACTTCTGACTGATTAAGTTATTCACAAGAAAAGCAGCGGTGTTCTCACCCAGGATCGGTATCCAGGCTGCGAGCAGCGCCATCTCGGCCCGCAACGTGAAGTGAATCGCCCGCGCCGCCGACAAGAGTGCTTCTTGGATATCGACCGAGATGGCCAGCATCTCGGCGTAATGCCAGAGCGTGGCCCGGATATCGACCAGTGGTATAGTCACGCTTTGGTACACTCCTTTGAGGTCGCGATGGTAAAGGAGCGCCACCTCGCTGTCGTCCTCGGTTAGGCCATCCCGATACCAGCGGAAGATCTCCCCTGCCCCGATCATGCCCTGCCGCCAGAGGTCCGCGGCGCGCAAGGCTCCCATTGAAGCTGCGCCATAAACTTTGATCTCCTTACTCAAGGCGAACACCAGCTCCTTGTGCCACACCGAGAGATTCTGCAGAAACTCGCCGTCAATCAGCAATATCCGCTCCGGCTGGACTTCGACCGCATCGGAGAGAATGTCGCCTTGGCGGGCCGGTGGCCGGAAGATCATGTTGGGACACAACTCAACCGCCCGGTAAAGCGGCAGACTCGGGCCCAGGTAACAGATTATTTTCTCATCTTGCGGCATAACGTTGAGCGAAATCGAACAGCCTTTTGCTTGGTTGCCAGTAACCGCATTTGTATTGCTCCAGGCAGGGCGCAATGACCTTTACGACCGAAAGGTTTGGGTAAGGCTTTCCGGCGTCCCGGACGTAGAATTCTGCAAATCCGTTATCGGCGAGAAGCGCGGTAGCCCTGACCAGTTCATCGCTGGCCGTAATGGATTCAGGCGGCTCGTAATCAAATGACTCATCTGCCGGTAGCGCCATGATAGCTTCGTAGGCCATCGGCTGATCAAAGCGCTTCATCAGCACGAAAGACCGGCGCAACATATCGTCTCGGGCACCCGAGATATAGCAGGCCCGTGACTGAACAGCCTCCAGGAGCGCTCTCTGGATCGAGCCGGTCCTGGTGCCAGCGCAGCCGAAGCCGTTGAAGAGACCCGCGGGCGTGTCGGTTAAATCGTAGATCAATGCCCAGGTGACCGGCAGGCCGGTGTCGGTGGAGACATCAAAGAGAACCACCTTAATAGCCAGATCATCAAAGCGATTCACGATCTCCTGAAACCATGCCCAGTCCTGTGAACCGTCCAGATCGATCCGGCTGGGCCAGACACCCATCCGCTCAATCAGATGCGTCCACACTGTCCAGCCGTCACGTTCTACCACCTCGTAAAGGCCCTGGAGCACCGCATCGTCCCTTGATGCGCCGGTCGCCCAGCCGTTCGTGCTGGACTGCAGGCGCATCAGGTTAAGCGCATTAAGCTGGTTGATGTAGACCGCCTCGGAGGGAAGCAGGTACTTGAGCTGGTCCAGAGCTTGAATGGGAGCGACGACATCCCAGTCAAACACGCTTAGTTTGGTGACAAACGCGCCCTTGGCGAGATGCCACTTGTCCGGCGAGACGATCTCAAAATCGCGCCAGCGACTCATCTGCGAGATAGTCTTGTTCTTCTGGATTGGTTGCGGACTCTCGGCGTAATGGAACTCGATTGATTCGGCAATGGTTCCGGCCCGCGCCATCATGGTGTTGAGTCCTTTGCCGGAATTGATCGAGATCGAACTAGCCAGGGGCCGGGTCGAGGCCCAGACCGGCACACCCAAATGATCAAAGCCACCGATCTCGCAGACCCTGGATATACCGAATTTGCTCCATAGCTCCTCGGGGCTTAAACCATTCAGCCAGCGGGCGGTACGTTCGCGCTCGGCTGTTCTGGAAAGAGGCTTCTTCATACGGCTGCGGCAGTAGCCGCCCCAAGGGCAGCACTCCCCATACTCATGGCTGCAGAGGTGTTGGCGTTTTGCGCGCCTGCGGACAGTCCGGCTTGCTGCGCAGCCATGTTGGTCTGGAACTGCGCATTCTGCACCTGCGCGCCGTAGACACCCCAATTGTAGTTGTTGCGATTTGTATTTTCGGTGATCATCGCTTGGGCGGTCCCTTGACCACCGATCCCGTACTCGCGGCGTGGGAACATGGAGGTTCCCAACGCGAGTTCCTGGGCTCCAATTTGTTTTTGCTGCTGTAAATAATTGGCGACATTTAAACCGAAGTTGCGCGCTACTGCCGATTGGCCTGCGGTAGCCTGGGCATTGGGAGTAGGCGGAGCTTGTCCGCTTCCCGCCGGGCCTTGGCCACCAGTATAGGTGCCCCCCGTTCCGAATGCGCCGGTTGCACCCATAGCGGTGGTTGCCTGCTCCAGGCCAGCCCGCATCATCTCGTTCTGGACCCCCGCCGGTAGCGGCGCGTTACCGGTGATATCAGAGAGCATCTGTTTCTGAAAAGCTGTTTGAGCCGCCTCCAACTCCGGATGTTTAACGCCAAACTCGTAATCGCTGAGGTTGTAGGCCGCTTGGTCGGCATTGACTGCCGCAAGACTCACTCCCTGGATATCGAGAGGTTGATAAGGCGGAATGGCTGGGGGTTTATACTTCGGTATGGAGGGTGCTTTGGCTCCCATCTGCTGTCTCCTTCGGTTCGAAAAACTTTAGGGGGCTCGGAACGAAGTCTAAGTGCTTCATCAACCCGGCTTGAAAGTGCGCCGAGCGCTCGTCATAAATCACGAATGCTCCCTCGTAATCTTCCCTCACTTTTTCACAGAGCATTCGACCACCTTCTAAGAAAACCCGTGGCGCGATCTTTGGGTGTACTGCGGGATAGAGGACCGGCGTCATCCGTACCTCCACGTAAGCCACCAGATCCTCGTCGTAGAACCACAAGATAAGCGGCAAACCGATCGGTTTATGGCCAAAATCGTCGGCGAATTCCCGGACGCCGTAGCGGTCCAGCTCGGCCTGAGAATTGACCTGGATGAGTTTGAATTGTTCCCTCATATGTAACGGATCACGAGATTCATCGCCTGCCACTGCGGGTTGAGATAGATGCGCCCATTGCGTTGGGTGACCGGCAGACCGTCCGCCGAATAAACCGGCCAGTTGGCAGCGACGTTGCCGTCCTGGGGATTGACGACCGATCCGCCAGTGGAATCACCTAATGTTCCGGCGTTCTTTCGGCTCCCATAGGCCAGTACGTACAACTCTGGCAGTTGCTCGGGCTGGAGCAGGAACCAACCCACGCCTCCGGTCGTGCCGTTGTTGTAGGTGTTCCCGCTAATGCCGTCGTAGCCAGCCGGGACCATGTACTTACCGCATGGCGGCAGATTAAAGGTGTTGCTCCCATCGCCTGCGCCCCACTGGGTGCCGATTCGCTGGAAGAGCCGGGAGTATTGGTTGCGGCTGATTGCTTGCCCCTGGCACAAGAGCCAGCGCGGGGGCGCACCGGGCCCGCCCCAGAACGCGCACATCCCAATTGGAGTCTGATCCTCCATCGGCTGGTACTGGCCGGTGCTGTAGTCGAAGACATACAAGTCGGTTCCATTCATCCACCAAGGCCCGACATCGGTCTTCGGTTGCGGCCCGCCATATTGCGCCTGGAAAACCGTACTGGTTTGAATGGTGCCGGTCAGCCGTTCGGTCAGGGCGTTGGCAAATTCTTGACAATTCCCGCGAAAACCCACTGGAAACGCGCCCATCGTAAAATTGATCTGAAGTGTCTGTCCTGGCATTAGTTGAATGTCCTTACCCAGCTTTGGGTGAAGGTTAGGGTTAAGGTTTCGCCAGCGAGCTTAGATTGCCGTTGCCCGCAATCGATCCGTAAGACTTGGTTGGCTACTGTGTCCGGAATTCCCAGGCCGAAACCCACGAAGTTAAACGCTACCGTAGCCGGGAAGCTGGCGCTCTTGGAAATCGTGAAACTCTTTCCGGTGTACGCTCCCAGGGCATAGGTAGCGGTGTTGTAAGAGGGAGCGCTGGTTGAGGAACCAATTGGCGCTGCTGGGTTAAAAGGTACGTCGGCGGCGAAGATCTGACCGATCTGCGAGGGTTCGCCGGAAAGGATCTGGCCGACACCGATCGTCGTAATTCCACTCGGGTCAACAATAGCGATGCCGTAATCCTGGGCGATCTCGCTCATGTTCATCCAGCCGGTCAGAGTACCGACAGAGGGGGCTCCTGGCCCCAGGATGCCATGACTGTTGGCGTTGACCGTGATCGCAGTCAGAGCCGGGCTCTGGCTAATCGAGGCTACCTGATAGTATTGCCCAGGCGGATTGTCGTAAGCACTGCTCGTGCCTGAGATGACAATCTTGTCGCCGACAAAGAACTGAGCCCAAGCCTGGATGTCAATTTCGAATCCGCTCGGGATCGGCACCACCTGATACATGGCGTACTGCCTGGGTAAGCCCGTAATCTTCTGACTCGTAGGCACTGACTGGGCAACGGACGGTCCGATTCCGATTTGCAACTGGTAAACCACCTCCAGTTGTTGGCCTGGATTGTTGCCGACCGGGCCATTGACCTGGAGCCCTGGGGAAAGGACCACGCGGGCGAAGATGTCCGGCTGGCCCATGATCGCTCCATTAGAGAACCCGAGCTCGTAATAGGTGTGACCCGCCGAGGTCTCGATCGGAAAGAGATAGGTCCGCTGGAAGCTGACCAGTGCCCCCTGTTTAAGTGTGTAGTTGTCGCCCTGGTTCTGGCTGTAGTTGTTGGTCCGGTAGACTTCGGCGTTGAGCTTGGTCTGAGCCACGCGATACATCACAAAAGCCGTCCCGCTCGGGATCGTGTTTGAACGGTCCACGGTCACATGCGTGGCGTCGGTGTAGCCGGTGATGTAACACTGCTGCCCGGTGCTAAAGACGACCAGTTTACCGACATCAAAGTTGGTCCAGGTGGCCGCGCTCGCGGTTAGCACTGTCCCAGACCAAGTGGCCACGGCAGAAGGGGTGTCCTTGGTTGGCGTGTTGTCGGTCCCGCAGCACGCGTACAAAAAGACATCAGCGATTCGCACCGTGGCGAACTTGTCCAGGCCCTGATCCAGAATCAGGTTGGGTTGCCAGTCGCGTTCCTCGACGATCTTCCCGGCTTCTCGAACCCGCACTTTGTAGCGGCCTTGGACTCCTATGGTGCTCATGTTATTGGATAGTTCCTCCCGCCATGGCGGCGCTGAGGGCGAATTGATCTTTCTGGACCGGCGGCGCAATCGCCTGAGTCTGCAGGTAGCCGCTGCTGAATAACGTCGAGAGGTTAAGCCGGGTGTACTGTCCGCTCGGCACCAGCGTCTCGGCAAGCACGCCCGAGCTGAAACCGCTGCTGAAAGAGACATAGTGAAAAGGCCTTTCCGGGAGCTGGCGAATGATTGAATCGGGAATGTCCGCGCCGCCGAGCGCATCATAGGAATCGTCCGGCACTCTGGGAGTGTAGGTTCGGGCGAATCGTTCTGTGGCGGAATAAGGCATTAGCTGAACCTGGGTTGGTTGGAAACATTCTGGGCGAAGAAGACAAAGAGATCGGAGGTCACCGTGGTGACAATCGCGCACTTGTGCTGGTTGGTGGCTCCGGTCACCGAGACCAGTCCGATCGAGGCATCAGTCGGATAGACCGCGCCAATGATCTGGGCCTCGCCTAATTCGAATGGCGGGGTATCCATTACAACTGTCTTGGTGCCGCCTCCGTAATAGCTGTACCGGACAATCTTGACGGTTTGCTGAGTGTTAAAGAGCGGGGTCAGGTCGATGTACTGCTGAACGGCAACGTTGCCGTCCGGGCCGAAGTCACGGTTGTAAACGAAGGTCTGCAGGACGTTATCGTTGGTGTCGCGAATCTCTATCCCACACGGCCCGGCATAGAAAGCGTCATTGGCCGCGATCCCATAGTCCCAGCCCGGCCACCAAAACCCGATTTGCTTGATCTGACTTCCGCTCGGTGAGAGCGCCATGGCGATCTGGGTCTTATGCGGATCAGACTGCAGACTAAGAGCCAGGGTGACATTGCACTTGCGCGCCCATACTCCAGGCAACGGCGTTGGGCTATAGGTATGGATCACCATGGACGGATCGCTGCTGGTCTCGACGGCCAACTGGCAGTTGCCGCTTCCGGCCCAGGCCCAAAGATCGAGGTTATAATGACCCTGGGGCTGACCGGCCCGCAAGATGGAGAACTCGAACGGAAATTGGGTTAGATCCAGGCACTTGGTGATATCAACCGCATCGCCGACATTAAAGCCGGTACCCTCATACCAGCTCCCCATCAACTTGGTGGTCTGGCTCTGGATCCGGTTGGAGTACGGCTCATAAATAGTCTGGAGCTGCCAGACCTGGAACCCTAAAGCCGGGTAAGCGATGACTCCCTGGTAGCCAGAGGTGCTCCAGTTATTGGCGTACGTGTCCGCCCGGTAGTTGGTCGTGTCGACCGTATACAATGGGGCGGCAGCAGGGGGCGGGGTGTAAATATGGGCCACCTGGAAATTGTCCTGATCGACGTTGCCAAAAGTGGCGTACAACGTGTCGACGCCCAGTAAGGCCGTCGTTTTGGCTACGCCGTAGGTGATGTCCGAGGCCGGGTTAGCACTTAGTAAGTTGACTGCAACTCCGACCGGGTCTCCGGTGCCCAGGCGAAACAGCCAGTAAAAGGTATGTTTGCCAGCGTAGCTGGTGATGTCGTCAGAATAATCGATCGGCATCCCTGGTAGCACATCCCGGCCCAGTTGCCAGCTTTCCAGCTTGGTGACAATGGTCGGATTCTCCGGTGTGCCTTCGGAAAGAATGTAGAGCTCGTAGGTTGCGTTAACGATCTGATGCCCCGTCGTGTAAAGGACATAATAAGCCGTGAACATCGGCGGCTTCTGGCCTTCTGGCAGAGAGATAATCGGAGCCGGGAGCGCAGTCGCGATCTCTTCCAGCACATTAACTCGGGTGGATTCGTCCTCTTCGCACGCTCCGATCCTTGGTTCAGGGAATGGATCGGCATAGAGCCGGACCTGCCGGATCCCGCACGCGCCGGTCCAGCGGAACAGAAGCTGGAACCCTTTATCGATGTTCTGCTGGTACTTGCTTTCCGGGCCGCACAAAGGGCCAAAGTCTACGTTTTCTTCGGGTGCGCCTGTGACTTCCTCACTGCGGATCGTGCGTGTTTGCGAACGCCAGTTTTCGAGGATGGTGTCGGTGAGAGGATTGTTATCGTACTGGATGACCAATTCTGGTCGGAAGATCCCGATCTCGGCCTCGATAACCTTCTCGCCGATCTTAACGTAGTTTCCGCGGATTCCGGCGTACCAGATTTCGAAGTGGACTTCGCCCCAGATCTCGGCCAGATCGACTTCCACATTCCGAAAGGTGAATCTGTCGGTGCCGAGATCAAAGCATCGCAGCTCAGCCACGCAAGCGATAGGAGTGCCAGTGTAATCGTGACGCTGGCCGACGAAGTCCTCCCAGATATTGAGGTGGGAACCGTTGAATCGTGCATCGTTCTTGCAGAGGCTGAAGCAGCGTGTCTCGCCCTGGACGATGTCACAAGCGTATTCGATCGGGTACGTGCCAGTCCAGACTCCAGCCCAGGAGACTGTGCCCATCAGAGGGCTGAACATAGTGATCTGGCTCCCGAGCCGTGCCTGAGGCGCAGCATCCATGACCCAGGTGTGATGATTCAGATTTGAACCGCTTGGTACGGATAAGAGCGCGAAAGATTCAAAAGCGACTCCGCAAGCCCCGCTTCGGTCGGCGCTCAAGTTATCCTTGCTCCGCATCATTTCCGTGTCTTTCGGCGGGATTCTGTCGGTCCCGGCCTCGCCCTGGGCCATGTTGAGATTGGTGAATCCGAACTCTGAAAGGAACCATGTGGTCCCGAACTGGTTATAGATGGACCGCGGCGAGACTGAGCCGGTGTCCGGCACAATCACCTTCATGAAATCGGTCACTTGCTGCCACATTTGCCTGTCGGCAATCGAGGACTGGAAACTGACGATAGCCGTCTCGCAGAAGGCGAGCAGAGTGCGTTCATCGGGCGTTTCAATCAGGCCGTTGCACGCGAAAGGCAGTTTAAAGTTGTCCGCGGTGGCCAGATAAGTGGATTCGCTGAAAGTCAACGGATCCAGGAAATCGCTGGCAAAGAGGCTATCCTCGCGAGCTACCCAAAGCCGGTTGCCGCTCCAAGCCATGTGCAAACCCATCTGGGTGCCGTACCCAGGCGCACCGCCATAAATGTGGTAAGCGTTCGGGCCCGCACCGTCAAAGACTCCAGCCGCCGTCATGCCGTCCTGGATAATCAGGACGTTGTAAGGCTGGCTCAGTAATGACAAGGTGCCGTCCGGAGCAAGAGCCGAAACTTTTTTGCCAGCGCAGAACCGAACTATTTTGGCTTGCGGGTCAAAGCCAACGCCGCCGACCAGTTGATAATCCTTAAACGGATAACGGCTCATGTAAATGTTGCCGCCAACGGCAAAGACCAGACATTCGTTGCCAAAGCTCGGGGTCGGCCTGAAGAGACAGCAACCTTGCGGGATCCCGCTAATCGGCAGATTTAGGATCAGCTTCTTCCCAGGTCGGGTCTGCAGCAGTCCGCCGCGGTTAACGATGTTAACACCCCAACACAGGAACCCTTTTCCGATCCGGGTAAAATGCGTATAGGAATCAACGCCGAGACTCCAATCGTTCTCGCTGGCTATTGCTGCACCTTCAACCGGCGTTTTCACATCATTGTACGGCCCCAGTTCCCGCCATAGACACGGGGGTTGATCTGGATCCTGACGTCTCCTCGGGGGTTAGAGTTGATGCGCCACTCGTCCTGCAAAAAGCCGACTGCCGTACCGAAATGAGCCTCGGCTTGGACGGGATCGCTTTTATTCGTCTGGACGCCGCGGCAGGCGCTTAAAATGGCCATCCGGCTCCGTAACGGGATCGGATCCACTAGACTGTCGATCCTGGTCCAGCGTTTCCGAAACAAGATCCGGACCGCTGCTTGGTGTTGCGGAATCTTAATCCGGCGAAAATAGGGCTCGGTGTCTTCGGGCCAATAATAACCGATCAGTTGCGTGCCTTGCGTACCGTCGCTGGCCCACAAGGTGACGCCGCCCGTCGTCGGATCCTTAAGGATTCGATCGATTGTCTTGATCGGGACCACATTGCGTGGATCAAAAGCAAACGAGCCGACTGCGCAGGGCAGCTCCATTCCTGGCTCCTGGGTCTTCCAGTTCCGCAAAGGCCGGTCATAAGCGTCAGTGCCGAAGACCACGAAACTGGCGTCGTTATCAACCGAGCTGTCCGGGATAGCAACCATCGGCACCGGATCCTTCCAGGAATAAGCCGTGGTCACCTCGCCGACCTCTTCCCAGGTGAGGCAAGGTCGGTTGGTCGGCGCGCTGCCCAGGCCGTTCAAATGGAACTGGAACCACTTGGACATGTACTCAGCCGGGTAGTTGCAGATATTGACCTCCAGTATCTGCTCGACAAAGCGGGGCAGCGTTACGTAATAAGCGTTCGGATCGGTCTGTTGAACACAGATATCGATCAACCCTAAAAGCGGATCCCAATGGGCTTTGTTAGCCAGGATCTCAACCGCCATCGTGATATGATCGAAAACATTGTGCCGACCGATTGGGCCTGTGATCTCGGTGACTTGGTCGTAGATGTCGGCCACAATCACGCAATCGCGATTAGTGATGCTGGTCGAGAGAGTCTGGGCAGTGTCTACTCGGGTAGACACATCGGTGTAGCTGAGCCGGGAGGTCTGATCTTCTTCGAGAAAATGGACAGCCTGGAGTTCACAGGTTGCTGCCTCCTGATAATGATCCTGCTTATACAATTGAATGGCCTTGGCCATCATCGTGATCGCCATCTTCGATGAGAGCGGGATCACGTCGGTCGGCTGACTCACCGCCGCGGTCCGGCGCTTGGCGAACACGCGCACGCTAGCGGCTTTCTGGCTGAGTTTGACGCGCTGAAAGCTCGGGGCAGTGTCATTAGGCTGGTAGACCGCCAAAGGCGCTCCAGCAGCCGTATAGAGCCGTATAAGGCCTGTTGTGACCGGCTTTGAGACCATGGCCACGTCAATGATATTGTCCGGGCCCTGAATCAGCAGCGTGGTGGCAGCGCCATAGGTGACCCATTGCTCGCTCTGGTCATTCATCACGACCAGAAGCTGCAGCTCGGCCCCGGCGTCATTGGTCGCATCGCACTTGAGCGCCAGCTTCGACGGGAATGGAATCGATGCCTGGAGCGGCGTATCGCCCCGCTCCTGCCAGCTAAAGCCGGTCTCGACATCGTCCGAGCCCGGCCCATTCATCGTAAACTCATAGAGTTGAGCTCTCGGAAAGGCCGGAGTTTTGTTGATATTGATCCGGAGCGCCGTTTCAACCTGGGACGGGAGCGTGATGTAATAGCCCTGGGTCACCGGCAGATTGACGTAGATCAGGAGCGGTTGCCACGTCGGCCCGGTCTGCGGCTGCTTGTTGGCCAGAAGTTCGATCGCGTCCGAGATGACCCGGTAAACGAAAGCGCTGTCGCAACGCCCGAGCACCTCCTTAACATCCTGATATACGTCGCCTGCTACTAACATGGTTATCCTGGCATCTCGCTATTTGGTCCTACGTCTCGGCCTCCGGGTGGCCCTTGATCCTCCGATTCGAAGAACTGCTTTGCGCTTTTGCGAATCTTGTCGTCCTCGCTCTCCTTAGGCTGGCCATCGCCCTCGGGCGTAATGTGATGAACCTCTAAGGTGGCGTGGTGCTTTCTCTTCTTGCTCTTTTTGTCGTGGTGATGCCCTTTATCGGTCACTTTGTAATGGATTCTGGCGTGTCCCTCCTCAGGCATATCCTCAAGCCCGGAGCCGTCATCCAGGCCGTCAATGTGAAGCTGGGGAAAGTCCTGTTCCGCAGCGCCGGGTGTCTCGGGCGCTTGCGGTCCTTCACCGCCGCCGCCTCCAGGCGGGGCACCAGGAAAGGCCATCGGCCCAGGACCGGGTCCGCCTCCCATCGGCACACCGAGGTTAATTTGTTTTCCGCCGCCGCCTCCAGGGGCGGGTGGGCCTGCGGCAGGAGGGCCAGCAGGCGCGGCGGGTGGTGGGGCTCCAGGCATTTTGGGTGGCATTAGCAGTTCTCCCTTGGTCCAGGTTTAGGTACATCCGGCTTGTCGGGCTTTGGCGGCACGAACATGCAGCCGATCTTCTTCGGGGCTTTTATGACGGTCACCTTGCGGTCCGTACTCTCTTTGTTTTCTGTCAAGACTCTCATGCGGGTTTATTGCTGATCTCAGTCCATTGATAGTTTTCAGTGAAGTACATCTTGCCTTCCGAGCGGGTCTGCAGGAATAGGCCTTCCTGGGTCGGGTACGCCAGGACAGCATCGCGATCAGCCACCATGACAACCGGGTTGGGGCCGGGCGGGCCGGGATTGCCCTGGGGGCCGGGTGGCCCCTGCAAAGGCAGTCCGTTGGCGATAAAGTACTGTTTGATCACACTGGCCAGATACTGGGCGATCGGCTCCCTGGAATCGCTGGAGTTGATGATCCGGTCCAGCGCGTTACCAGCCGTGTCATTAGATTGAACTTGAAGCTGTATTCCGTTCATGCCTAGACGATTCCTGTTACGGTGAGATTGCTGGTTAGAGTGTAGCCGTTTCCTCCAGCGTACCAGAGTCCGTTTACTGGTCCTGCAGTGGTTAAGAGTCCGCCTCCAGCCCAAGTCATCATTTGGCTGCTGTTATTGCGGCCTTCAGCATGAAAAATCCAGTTAATGGTGCGGCTTGCACTGCCGGGATCGAGGCGCAAAACAGCGTGTCCATAAGTGCCGCCTATCTGGTAAGGCGCGATATACATAGTGCTGCTATTTTCAGAATCCCATGCGTTGGCAGTGCCAGCGACACATTGTAAACCCCCGTGGTAATATCCCGAATTCAGCCAACTGGAGCCCCCGTTAACTGAAAACTGGCCAAAGAGATAATCTGATGTGCTAGGGGCCATCAACCCCGCCCATTCCAGTTCGAATAGACGATAGCCGACAGGCAAAAGCACGATACCATGGGCGTATCCCGATAGGTCTTGAGTGCCTAGTACGAGTTTGCGCTGAAGTCCAAATGAGCGCCAGTTTGTTCCGTCCGACAGGATCGTGCATTCCTGCCCCGGAAGGATGTTAATCGACGAGACTCCGTCGATCAGTTTACCGGCTTGGGGAGCAATCGTGATGGTGCCATTGGCAACCAGCCCCTGGTCGTTGCGGACATAATAGCTGAGCGTCGGTGCGGCTATTGGCAAGGTTAGGGTCCAGCCGGTGCCGGTACAGAGTATGTATTTGCCGCTATCGCCAGAGAGCAGGGTGTAGGCCGCGCTCTTGGATATGAACCCGGCGCTGGCCCCAGCTTGCGGAACGGGATGGCAGGTGTTGTCGCCTCCTACATAGTCCGTAGTCGCCCCTGAGAGCTGGCGAAGGAGCCCGTTTTGAGTCGTGTCAGCCAAGGGAGCTTGATTGGATGGCCCAGAGCCTGCCGCCACTTTGATCATGTAGACCAGGACGACATAAGGCGGCATGGTGTTATGGCCAGAACCGCTTCCATTGGCCTGGACGCTAGCGCTGATCCCGGTTCCCGATCCATTAATGTAGATGCTCGCGTTCCCTGAGGCTGTCGTGTATCCAACGACCTGTCGAGCAGACCCGGCTAAGCTGCCCCAGGCATTTGTCGTACCGCTCCACTGATCGGCGTTAAAGCCGTGGGTGTGCCCGTAATCACCGCCAGAGTGGCCGTGTCCCGGATCCGACCAGTTCAGGCCGTGACCGTGATTGGCCAATTCGGCCACTGTTAAAACGTGGGCTTCCTCGCCGCCCGTCGTTGCAATCACCCGATTGGTCAGCCCGCTGCCCTGGCCCTGCCCCAGAATGAACCGCGAGCGCAGGTCAGGAAGATTGAAGGTTGTCGACCCATCGCCAACTCCGAACTGGGTGCCGAAGAGGTTAAAGAGGGCCGGGTAAAGGGTTCGGCTGATGCCGGATCCGTCGCACAACATCGAGCCTGCAGGTGGAGTGACTGAGGTAAAGGCGTAGACCGCACCCACCGGCAGTCCGTCGCCCATCGCTCCGGTGTTACCCTGGAGGCCAGCCTGACCACCTGGGGCGATCAAACTCCCGGTCGAG